CATTGTTGACGCCACGCATAGCCTTGCCCTTTTTCCGAACTTCTTGCTTGCCAAAGATCTGGGCAAAGACACCGGGAGCTACTCCTCGCTTAGCCTCGTCGTTGACATGGTCTACCATATGCTCATAAGCGGATGTGAGGAAAACAGCTCCTTCTGGGGTGAAGTTTTTAAAATCCTTATTCCTCTTGAGCACCGAACCATCGTCCATTGTAAGCTTTGAACCAGCGGAACTAGAAGCATTATGGCTAAGGAGTTTCATAGTCGTAGGCGATTGCCACCGGGAGAGCTTTTCCCTTAACTCAGGATTCTGATAGAGACTGAGGTAGTCTTCAGATAAGCGAGCTCTAATCAAGGTGTAAACGGTACTCTGGACGGGACCGAAGTGCTCGAAGTAGTCGTAGCCGGAAGTCAGGATGGACGACATAAGGGGCTTGGCTAACTCCGAGTACTGAGTGGAACGGTCTATGCCAGCAGACTCAAACTCGACCGTGGTGGGAAACGGCTTAAAAATATGCTTAGTGACAGGGCTAGCCTTAAACGTCTCAGCACGCACCAGTCCAACATGTTCGGCTGTACTACAACATCTAACGGCATTTAGAAGCTGATTCTCAGGATGATTGTACTGGGGGGATGTGTCATCAGGGGGGATAATAGAACCAGGAGCGGGAGTAGTAATGTGCGAATATGTAACCATGTTCCTGGCGCGCATGTAATCCTCGTCGTCGTAATCGAAAACAGTCGAGTGATACGTGTTCTCAGCTAGCAGCTGGGACTGTTGTAACAAGCCAGAGATGTCTACGCAGTTATCACTCTTACCATTAAATATGGGAGTGATTATTGCGTTGATGTCATCTGCATTAGAGACTCCACTGTGGATGCCAAAGGGGACGTAACGAGCCCCATAAAGCAGAAAAACAGGGGAACCGCTATCTCCCTTACTAAGAATCTCATACTGCTGACGGCTCTCGCATGCGCAAGTGAAGCTAAACCCGAAAGAGGTGTTCTCGGTGTTGATAATAGTCAGGTAGATGATATAGGCGTCGTGATTAGGATGACTGACATGACTACGACCGTCTTCCCTATACGCATGTTTTGACGTGGAAGGAACAAACATGACTAATGACTTGCCTTTGAGTTCTGTAGCGGGGTCGAGTCCGTAAGGAAGACTCATGTACTCCTTAAAGCAGGAGTCCATAATAGCCTCCCTTGCAGCAGTGTTATCAAAGTAGTAAACGAAGACAACTGCATCA